AAATTTAAAATTATATTTTCATTTTCCATTTTATACTGCCCTACTTAAAAATTGCGTTCCTGTTGCGTTTGCTATTTTGCTAATTTCTTCGACTACTGTATTGCTAATATCTTTTACATCATTTACTACTACATTAATTGTTTCGATTATAAAATTTGAATTGTCATTATTATTAACTTGATTTGCAGGTGTAACTTGAACGTGTTAGCCCGAACTCACTAACATCGGGAATGTGTCGTTGTTAAATCCTGCGGGAACTGTAAAGTCTGCACCGCTTTTAAATTGTGGTATTGGAGATGATTGGACTAGTGATATTAATTTATTATACATCGCTGATATTTGACCTCGTAATATATCATCTGCATTTCCTTTCACTTGTTTTATACTTGCAACTTTCGTTGCTTTTTCAATTTGCAATTCTTGAATTCTTATTTGCTTTTCTATTTGTGCTGATTTAATTTTTGCTTGATTGATTTTATTTTGGTATTCTAATTCTTTATTTTTTCGTTCCTCTTCTTGTTGTGCTAGTTTATCTTTTAAGTCTTTTTCGTATGTTGCTTTTTTACGTTCCCAAAAAGATTTTCTTTGAAAGTCTCGCATATAATCATCTGCTTGAAATTGAGAAAAACCGCTTTTAATTTTCCATTTTTTTAATTCTGTTTTTTGTGTTTCTTCTAATGCTTTTAATCCTGCTTTCTTTTCATTTTCTAATCGTTGTATTAATTGTTGTTGCTCTTCCAATGTTACATCTTTTAAATATTGTATTTGAAAATCTTTTGTTTGACTTGCAATTACTTCTAATTCTTTTTGGTGTCGTAATTCTTCTTTTTTTATATCTTCATTTTTTTTCTTATTCCAATTAAAAATTGTGTCAAATAAATCTACTACGACATTAACACCACCCGCAATAGCCCCCGATAAACCTCCTGTAATTCCATTTAATGCTGAACCAAGCCCTGACACTAAATTTTTACTTATACCTTTCCAGTCTTTATTTTTTATAGAAATTAAAACGTTATTTAGACTTCCACCGATAGAAGTTGTCATATCTGCTACATTTTTTATAATTTCTTTTGTCGAATTTTTTGACAATTCTACTCTTCTTTTTTCGTAGTCATCTTGTATTTGTAGTAATGTATCAGTATCATTTTTAAAAACATTTATATAATTATCATACATTGAATTTAGACTTTTAATTGTATCTGCATTTTTAAGTTTTACAAAATCACTATATTCATTTTCTATCCTCATTTGTTTGACTTTACTTATTCCCTTTTCTGCTATATATTGCCTCTCTAATATTTTGTATTTATCTTGTGATGCATTTCTACGCATAGTTAATTCCGCTATTTTTTTCTTTGCTATTTCTATTTCTTTATCTGCATTTGTATTTATATTTATTGTATATGATGTCTTAGTTCTAAGCTTGCCTATTTTATTCTTTAATTTTTTTATTTGGGCATTATAATCTTCAATCCCTTTTTTTGCTTTTTCAAACATCTTATCTAATGTTGTCCCTGAAAGTCTAGCCGATGTTTCTAAATCAGACAATGTTAATCTGGCTAAACTTTCTTTTAAATTCAAGGTATCTTCTTTCATTTTTATAATTCTTTTATCTACACTTTCCGCACTTAAATCTGATGAGTTTAATTTATCTATATAATTTGAAATTACGTGCCCTAATAAAACAGCACCCGCAACGACTCCAGTAATAACTAAGCCAATACCACCAAAAGCCGAATTTACAGCGAATAAAATAGGTATTAATGCAGTGAACCCGACTGCAATTTTTTTTATACTACCTGGTAATTTTGAAAACATATCAATAGCAGGAGATATAACATCTGAAATAAGGTCTGAAAAAATAGGCATTAATTGTTTTCCTATTTCAAGTTTCATATTATCTATTTGAGCGGACATTGATTGAAAGTTATCTGCTGAATTGTTTACAAGTTTCCCAGTCTTTGATAAAATTTTATTTCCGTCCTCTAATACTTTATTTAGAATAAATTGTTTATCGAAACTAACGCCTTTTGCCTTTGCTTCGGCGTCCCAACCTTTTGTAATTATCCCTAAGTTATCCAAAATCATCGGTGACATTCTACCTATACCTGTTGTTAAATCGGAGAATGCTTGTTGTGTCGATATACCCATAGCCCTCGCCCGAACCCTTGCAACTTCCAATAATTTTACCATTCCCTTTGTATTTTTTACAACTCCAAGAGCCATTGCCTTATTTGCTGATAATACTATCTCTTTATTTGATATTGTCCCGCCTGAAATTTCTTTTAATTTTTTTATAACTTTATCTGAATTCACTCCAAACTGTTTTGACATTGCATTTGATGCACTTTGAAAATCTGAATATTCTTTTGAAAAATCGAATGCTTTTTTAAACGTATATGCTGAACCAACCAATGATAGCCAATTACTTTTTAATTTCGAAAATAGTCCTTGTGAATTTTTTATCTCTTTGCCTGTATTCTTCAAAGCCTGATTTGTTGTATTTATTGCCGTGACAGCCTGCTTTGAGTCGCCGATAATTTTAAGTTCTATTGTGTTATTTGCCATTTCTTAGTTTATCCTGTATAATTTTAGTCTCTTCTTTTACAACTTCTTTATACTTTTCATTTTCCAACTCTACAAATGCTCTATATACTGTATAGTCTTTTAGAATATTATCAAGTGTTAAAGCCCCATTATAACTTTTCAATGCTATGATAATATTCTTTATTACTTTTTTTTGTTATCATTTTTCGTAGCATATTCATTTTGAAATTCGCTGATAAACGTGCTAACTTTTATTAATTTTTGAAACGATAATTTTTCTAAAAAATCAACTACTTTTTTATTGTCATTATTTAATGACAATATTTCAGTGAGATAACTTTTTATTTCATTTATTTGTTTTTCTATACTTTTATTTTCTGTATTGCTTATGTTAGAATATTTCAACATAACTTTTACGGGTATTTCGCATAGTACTTTAAATTCGTCATCTCCGAATTTTATTTTTTCCTCTTCTAAAACTTCATTTAAATTTAACATTTTATAAACTCCTATATTTTTTTTTTAATATTATAAACTTCAAAAAAATAGTCGAGACTTTTATATCTCGACTAAATATTGAAGTTTATACTACCGCGGTAGTCAATCCATTTTTTAATAAGAAAGTTATCATTTCACTTCCTGATAATTTCTTACCAATTCCTGCAAGTGTTTGTGTTTGTGCTTTTTGCTCTGCATTAAGATTAAGATTTACAGGTTTAAAACTTATATCTGGTATTGTTATTTGTAGTTCTCTATCGTTTGCAACTGTTTTTGTATGCACAAAGTCCGCTACAAAATTTGCAGAATATAAATCACTACTAATACTTGTTGTATTATTATAGTTTACTTTTTTCCAAAAATCTGTTGTATTTTCAACTAACAATTCTGTCGAAAAATCTAAATTGAATTGCAAGTCTGGAATATCATTAATTGTAATACAAGATGTTTGTAATTCTTCCGTAGTCAATTCTATTTTTATATTAAATGATTTTACATTATTATTTGTTGCTGTGTCAATTGTAAACCCAATACCGCAAGTGTCTGAAAATACGAACGGAGTGTTATCTTCGTAACTCGGGGTGTCTGCTGTTGTATCTATTTTCGACGTTAATGCTTTCCTGTTACTGTTACTTCGATAGGTTTCCCTGCTTCGCCATTAATTTCGATTGAGTATATTTTGCAGTCGTCATATTGTTTTATTATTGCCGTATCTAATTGTTTTCTAATTGTTAGCCATTTTCTACCGTTAGTAAGTCTGATAAGTGTATGTGAATAGGGGTCTGATGCACCTACAACTGTATCTTTCCCGAGAAAATACCCTAAAATATAAGTAAGGTTTTCAGGTCTCGCATAAAATTTAAATCCAAATTCTTCGGTGTGTAAAGTCTTTATACTTTCCCCTACAAATTCCCCGTCTCCTGCTTCACGCAAATCCATTGTTTCAAAATTAACTGCACCGCTCTCCTCGATGAATTTAATATACATATCGGGTGTTGCGTTCGGCGTCCCTTTCGCTGTTTGCTTTGCTATACCAATATAGCCGTCGTTTGTTCTTAGTATTGCCATTTTATTTACTCCTTATTTTTTTTTTTATCATCATCTATATTTTTTTTTGATGTTACTAATTTAAAATTTTTATTATTTATAATTGCATTTGTTTTTAATATTTTACCTGCTTCAATTTTTTCATTACCAATTATCTGTGTTGTTTCACTTATGTTTTTATATTCCATTTTCTTAACTCCTACCCAATTATATATGGGTCTTTTTTATTTGTATAATATTTTATATTTATTGCCATATCAAAAATTGCATATGGTTCTATTATTCCTTTATCTGTTTTAATGCTTTTTACTTCTGTTGCTATCGCTAATTCGTTTCTGCGTTCATCTTGCATTATTGCTTCTTCTAAATCTGCTTGTAAATATCTACGCCTTAATTGTATGTTATCCTCATCATTTAATTTTTTTAAATATCCTGTTATTATTATTTCTAAATTATTTTCTGTACTATCAACATCAAAAATTGTTTTAGTTTCGTCAGTATCAATTATAAAAAGAATAGGGAAATCGTTAAAGCTTTCTGGTATATCAAGTCTATCATCATATACATTTATAATATCTTGATAATATCCATTTGTTATACTTATAGTTTCAAGTGTAGTTTTTAAGTTATTTAAAATTTGACTTCTTATACTTTCGCTCATTTTATCCTGCTCATTATAAATTTGCCAAATGCATTAACCCATTTATTAGTGTTGTCATTTATACTTCTGTGCATAAAATAATGCGGTTTTATTTTACCTGACATTGCTGAATATTTTGCTTTTATATTACCTGTTTTTTTGTAATTAAAAAAAGCTTCTTTACGTTCTTGTCCTGATAATGGCCCACCATATTCTTGTATTTTAGCATAACGGACATTATCGCCTATTGTTAATATATTATTAGACACTCGACTATTTAATCCACCTCGTAAACGTCCTGTATCAGTTTTTACTCCGTACGTTCCTTTTGCAAGACTCTTATCAATCATCGAAGTTATAATAAATCCAATATGTGAAAGTCCATCAGTTATTATTTTACCGAAATTATTTTTTATGTACTCCCAATCTTTCTCAACTTTTTGAATATTACTTTTTATATCAATCATTTATATACTCGTAAATTTATCAACTTCCATTCCAAGAAGTCCTGGGATTTTCCTATATTCTTTTAGAAAATTAGTATCATCTTCTGTTATATCACTATAAGAAAAATTAATATTTTCATTCATTATATTTTTAGAATTCAGCCCAAACCTTTTTTGGTCTACATCATAGTATTTTTTACTTATCATATCTAATAGTATATGTTTTATTCCTTGATTGTTATTTTCCGAGGTATACTCGATATAAATATTATATTCGCCTGTATCAATTGAATTGTAAAAATTAATTAATCCAACTTCTTTATTAAATATATATTCTGTTATTTCTGTTGAATAAGTTTTATTTTTTATGTCTAAATCTGTTGCTATTTTTTCAATAGATTTTATTTGTATATCATCAAGTAATAATTCATAATTATCTCTTAAAGAATATAATTTATAATGAACCTGTATATCTAACTTACGATTTATAAAACCTTCAATCATACTTTGAACGTTTGTATTGATAGCAGTCAACAAACTATCATAAGTTGTCGAAGTGATTTTTAAATATTGTTTAATCTCTGTTAATGATAATAACATTTATTTACCTACTTCGTTTTAGTTTTAGTCATTTGTTTATTTTTAGTTTCTTTTACTTCTTTTATGTCAATAGTTTTTTTGTCGGTTGTTTCAACCCCATATTGTTTTAAATGCTTAGTGTTTTTCGATATATCTATTACATCGCCCTTTGAAAAATAATTACCGTTATATACGATATTACAATTTAATTTAATTTTCATTTTAATCTCCTAAAAAATAGGGCTATATTTCAAGCCCTATAATATTTTTTATTATACTGTTGCTGTTACTATTTTAGAGAAATTTGCAGGTATTGACACCGCTAATGCTATTCTCTTCCTAACGACTAATACGCTTTGGTCGTTTAGTACTTTTATTGATTTGTCGAGTACTACATCCATTTCTTTTACTGTTGCATATACTAAATTCTTCAAATCACCGAAAGCAATAAAAGGTGTACTAATTGCTGTATCTGAAAGTTTCGGCATTTGATTGACAACTTGAACAGGATAGCCCCAAATTGTTGCAGGACTTCCAACCGCAGGTGGTGAATATGTATAATTCCCTGTTGTATCTTTTACTTTTTTCAATACATTCAAAATTGTATTATGTAAAAAATATTTTGCGTTTGCTACGTTTCCGTATGTGATTACACTTTCCGCGTCTGTAAGATTATCAAAAGTTACATTTGAAAATCCTGTGTTACCTGCTGACATAGTCACAGCATTAACACCTGTTGCATTTAAAATCCCTGTGAATGGTGAGCCTGAACCTTGAAAGCCTTGGAAATCAATTTTTTGTGCCATACTGTCCGCAAATCTGCCAACTAAATAATCTACAATTCCAACTGCATCATCATCAAGTAATTCATTACTCATTAGCGAATAACCTGCAAGTTTTTCTGCATCGATTTGTTGTTTCGAAAAAGTCGGATTGCTTTCTGTGAGTGCTACTGCTTCGTTTGTCCAATTTGCTGAAACTGTTGTAAGTTCTGAAAGTATAGGTAGTTTATATCCAACTGTCATCGGAACTCTTTGTGCTTGATTAAGAATTACGCTTTGTTGTATTATTTGTTTTTCAATTACATTTGAAAAAGCCTCCGGAACTAAATACCCACCGTTTGCACCTGTACCCTCGTCTAATGCTTTGCTTGAATATTTTTCATATATTGCTTTTACATCATTCCTATTACCTTTTACCATACCTATGAAAAATTTAGCAAAATCTTTTTTACCTTCTAAATCTAATCCCGAAGGTTTTACATCTGCAAGTCTTTTTCCTGCGATTGTTTGCTCTTTTTCTAATTTTTCAAAATTACCTTTAATTGCTATTAATTCGTCTGATAATTCTTTTATGCTTTTGCCTGTTTCCTCTGAACTTTCTTTTAAATCAATAAGACTCGGCAAAATCTCTTTAAATTGTGTCTCTAATTCTTTATCCATTTTTTAATTCTCCTTTATATTTTTAAACTTATTAATTAGACTTTTTAAATCATCGTTCGTATTGTCTTTATGACTACTAACTGATTTATATTTATTAATAAGTTCTAATATCTCTTTATCTTCATTGTCTGTTTTATTTAATTCTTTTATCTCATTTTCAAGTTTTAATATTTTTTCTGTAAGATTTTTATTTTCGTCTTGTAATGACTTGATAATATCATCTTGTTTATTATCATTATTCTTTTTTGTATCACAAAATTCATCGCATTGTTTCGCAATATCTTTTAGAGTCTTGTCTTCAATCCCTCGCATATATACCAATGCGTCAGGGTTCGCTGGTACTGGGACCGCTGACAATTCATATAGTTCTACATTTGTATAAGTACCAACTTTTGTATTTTCGTCATAACGCCAAGAGCCATTAAACCCAACCGAAACCGCATTAAGATATTTTTCTTTGTAAAGTTTATAAACCGTATCCGCAAATTCATAAGTATCTTTACTTGCAAATTGAACCTTAAACATTAATCTATTTCCATCAATCCAAGTATCAAGGCTTTTCCCAATTGGTAATGCTGAGTAATTATGTGCCCATAAAATAACAGGATTTTTTTTGTAATTGTCAATATTCCATTCTGATATTGGTATTACTTCCTTGTCTCTGTCAAGCTGTGGTGTTGAGCCTATAAAAGTTATAATTCTTTCGTTGTCATCTATGCTTTTTTGCTCTAATGTTAATAATAGTTTTTGTAATTTATCCATTTTTTTAATTCTCCTTTATTCTGCAACTGCACCTAATGTGCACCTACAATTTATTATATTTCCAGGTGTGCTATTACTTCCCGTAGGGTCGCCGGGATATTTTAATCCTGTCGTGAATTCATCCCCAAATGTTACGGTTTGACTTATTCTATGTATATCCCGAACTCTATCATCAAAAGATTGTATCCATTCCACTTTTTGAATTCCGCTTTGTTTCATCCCGCTAAACCGTCCAAAATTGTTAGCCGTATTTACTTCTGTTCTTGATATTGTTTGACTGCGTTTCTGTGCTTGTGTTGTTACATCTTTTATTATATTCTCAATATTATTTTTAATCTCATTTTCGGAAAGCCCTTGTGTTATTCCCTCTTGCAATGCTGAATTTACATCGTTACTTATCTGATTATCGACTGTATCAAATATACCTTTGATTTCAATTTTTTTATTTTTAATATAGTCAAGAACTTTTTCATCGTATAAATCAAAATCAAGTTTCAAGCCTAAATCATCTATAACATTACTCCCTCCCGTATCAATTGATTTTAGAGTATAAGGTAGTATTGTTTTTTCAAGTTTTTTTAATTCATTATCATAATCATAAAGGTCCGGTGGATTAATATATTCTTTTACTGATTTATTATTTATATTTGAAAGTGATATTTTTCTTAATTCAAACCAAAATCTTTTTAATTTATTATTCAATGTTTTTTCAATCGGTAGGATATTACTTTGTATAGACTTCCATTTTATATATTCTTGTTGCTGTCTATCATTTTCTGGTTGTATATCTTTTTGAGCCTTTAAAGATTTACTTGAACTACTATCAGCGGGTTGCATTGAAAAAGGTATCCACCATTTATTTCTCCAATCTTTTTCATCATCAAATCCAAGACTT